AAGTGCTTCCATATTATGCTTCTGGCTCTGGGAATGTAACAGTCGTTGTAATCGCTGACTCTTCATCCTCTGTTAGTTCGTATCCGTCTACGACAAGGGCATACTTGCTGTCAGCAGTCACTTTAGGGTAAGTGTGATAACGAGTACCAGAACCTACTCTATGGTAAGCATAGCCTCGTCTAGCACCCTCTGTATCTGCTCTTGCAATCGCATCAGCCTCTGTTTCGTATACTAAGTAATTAATTGTTTCTTCGCTCATAATTATTAATAAATATTATAATGTTGGTTAATCTCTGTAGCTATTGCATCAACTTCTGAAATATTGTCTCCACTAAATAGGTAACACTCTTTACAAGTACCAGAAGTAGACCTTTGGTAATAACTATTAGAACCCTTGTCGTAAGCACCAAATAGTGAAACAGGTGCATCCTCTCTTGTATCTAAATCTGCTGCCTCAGTATCAGAAGCAGTAGATGCATTTATTTTTATTGTAAAATCTCTATTATCAGCAGTCCCATACAATATTACATTATCATCGCTATTTAATGAAACAGCAGTACTCATAGCTGATGGACTTAAATCTTGTCTTTCGTTTACCAATCTCCAGGAATCTGTACCACCTTTAATTACTTGAAGTGATACTCCTCCAGCTTGAAAAGAGGATACTCCTCGTCCACCACCCCAAATAACACAAGGGCTAGTGGTAGAAGGTGTATCTGGTATCGAACCAACATACATTAAACCTAACTTAGTTCCTCCATTAGCCCAATCGTCAGTACCAAAGTTAGGAGTAGTTCCATCTGTAGATACTTGAAGATTTTGCATTGTAGCACTACTAGTAGCTACATCTGCCTTTACTCCACCTATGAATCCTCCATTTTCAACAATACTTGGTTGCTCGGTAGCAGTTGTTTGAATCAATGGTCTAAAGTTACCACTTTGGTCGTACCAAGTTTCTACGAAACCATTACGAGCTATGCGAGAGTATCTTAAATTAGATATAGTAAATGTATACCCGTCAGTTGTCTGAGTAGTTAAGAATGCTAATCTAGTTCCAGTATCAGTAAGATTTGCACTAGCTAACTTTCCACTATAGAAGCCATTTTTTTGTATAGTAATAGTAGTTCCACCACTGTCTACTAAATCTCCAGACTTTGCACTATCAGAATCATCCCTTAATTTTACATTATTCAATGCGACTGATTCATTGGAACTTTCGTAATTAAAGCTAATAAATACATCACCACTTGTAGCTGGTACTGTTTCTGTTAATTGAAAATATAAATAATTATTTCCACTTGCACTAGATAGGGTCAATGTACCACCATCCTTACTTGCATTTGATACTGTTGAACCAGTTCCATCTACTTGTGCATTTGCACTAAAAGCATTCTCATCATTGTACAAACCATAATAGTTATTGATGTTGGACTCAATCTTGAAGCGATTATCCGATTGGTCTGAGTTAAACAATACAAGTTCTTGTATACTACCATCAAAGTAATTAGCACTAAAGTGCGAACCAATCGTATTATTGCTTGATGGATTACTACTAGAAGAACTAACTGATACACTTTCAACTGCATTACCAAAAGATTTTGCAGTTGATGAGCCAGCTATTGATGTAAATAAAAATCCATTCTGAAACTGACTAACTGTGCTTGTAGTAGTATTAGCAGTAGCCGTATACCCAAATAGTACATTGGCATCATTTCTTCCTTGATAAAAAATATTTGAGTCACCACTTGCACCTTGAGACCAACAAATTTGAGTTCCTCCAGTTGCTCCATCTGACTTAGCAAACATAAAGGCACTAAAATTATTTATGTTATCACAAATATCTCCTAATGTTAAGTTATCATTACTCCCATCAAAATCTAAGCCATCAGCAAGCAATGCTCCACTCTCTGCGATCTTTGGTTGGTTAGCAGCAGTTTCTTGAACTGCATTGTTTGATCCAGTTTGGTCGTACCAAGTGTGGACAGTAGCTGATTTTCCCACTACCTTTAGGTTATCTATTGTTATTGTACCAGTTCCAGAACTTAATAAATCTGTAAAATTAAAGTATCCAGCTGGTTCATTTGAACTAACTGTAAATGAAATAGTTTGTGTGCCATTGTCTAATCCGTCTTGTGTGTGTACATTTGAATTAGAACCTACTTGCCTTACTCTTATTCCGAATGTCTGTGAAAGCCCAGATGCAGTTACATCAAAAGAAACTGTATCTCCAAGGTCTGCTCCAATATTGGTGCCTTTTGAGGCATCTCGAATAAAGGCACCGCTACTTGCAGTAAATGTAAATGTAGAAGAACTGTTGGTAGTTGTTTGTGAAGTAACGGAAGCACCAGCTGTAGTTGTTGAAAAATTAGGATTAGTAATAAATGTAGTTCTTTCTTCTGAAAGGAACTCAGCTACGGTAGTAGCATTTGTTTCTCCACTTTCACCACCTTGTTCAGTTGTATTTGTAATAGCAGAACTAGAACTAACTTTATCATCTGAATCAAAAGCTACATTTACTTCTACGCTATCTGATGTTCTACGAATACGAACTGCATTACCGCTATAGCCATCTTTTACCTTACGAAGACTATAAGCAGCTGCAGCTGTTGCTACATCTGCTGGTAAGGTGCTTTCGTGTTTACCGCTGACCCAATCTCCTAACGCACCACTATCAACTTGTTGAGCTGAAAAGTCTTCTTCTGGATCTGAACCTTGTCCATCTACATCTCTACGAACTTTTACAACTCTTCCGTTCACTGCACCAATATCTCGCAATGAATAAGCCGCTGCGGCACCTCCAAATCTACGAGCTACTCCTAGATCGGTATATTGACCTTGAGCACCACTTAGTATATCCCAAGCACCACCAAGATTGCCCTTTTGTACACTTTGGGCTGATGCTAGTTTTTCTGAAGACATTAGTCAGTAAATTCTGAGGCTGCTATAACAGATGTTGTGGATCCAGTTGCTACAAATTTAGCTTGCTGTGCAGTTTCTACTGCCCAAGTATAGCTACGTCCTGCATACAATCTGTGTCCTACGGTTGCTGACGCGTCTTCTCCTGTATAAGTAACATAAGCATCTGCATCTTGTACATCTAATACAACGTATCGTGTAAGACGATTATATGATGTAGCAAAAGTATGCTGTACTGATGTGCTGTCCACATCAAGCATTTCCATAGCTGTTACACCAGGTGTAGGTTTTGGATATAAATTAGTTGTTCTTGAGTTCATCGTGATTGTCTATTTACGTAAGTAGAGAATTTCTTGTTAATGGTGTTATTATTCATTATAGCATCAACTCTCTCTAATTGTTGTGCTAATGCAAATTGTGCGTTCTGATCCTCTAATTGAGCCTTATCGTGCTGACCATCCATACGCAAGAAGTCGGCATAAGTGCCATATGCTATGTATTGAAAGAACTCTCCTGGTACTTCTTCGGTAGATGCTGTATAAGAAGAAGATGTAGTAAATGGTGTAAATTTCTTTTTGTAAGTAACAAAAACTGAAGTATCATTAGCATTTGAAATATTTAAAATATTTGCTCCTTCTTCATTTACATAAAAATCATATTCAATAGCTGAATTATTTAAGAAAGAATCTTTTCTATGAATCCTTATAAATTCTCCAATAGTTTCTCTTTCGACTACTGGATCACTGCTGCTAAATGCAGGAACTAATTCAACATATTCAACAACTTGAACTCTCGTAAATTGAGGCATATTTGTAGAACCACTTATTTCCCATACTACCTCCCAGGGATTATCGTATTCAATAGAAGTGTCTCTTTGATTTAATATCGCTATAGTGCTAGAATATGTTACTACTCCAGTCTCTATATTTTTGCTAAAGCTACCTCCTAAAAACTGCCAAACTTTATTTATATTATCAAACACAAAAGCAGCCGTACTGCGTGATGATGCAACAACTGCATTTTTTTGGTTTTTTATATATACAGGATTTCCGTTTGCATCATCTCCATAGTTGAGATACGGCCCATTATAAATGTCACTAAAGCCAGATACGGAAAATGCTGTTAATGATCTTTCTTCAGATGGTACTAAATACCGAGGCCAAATTTGGCTTGTGTTAAACGCTGATTGGTACCTTCGGTTAATTAAATTAGCGATGTCATCTTGCTCATTATCCGAGAAAGCTGTTACGCCTGCAAGTGATTGTACTAACTTAAATAAGTCTCCGTAGGTTCTTGTTTGCATTATATTCTATTTGGCGATAAGTCCGAAAACTTTTTATTATAATATTTTAAAAATTCTTTAGAATGAACGTGATCGTGTCCATACTTATTTGTGAGTCGAAAGAACTCACGGGCAGGCATTGTTGCAACACATTTACCTAATACTGGATGTGTCTTGCCTTGTTCTTGACGAGCTTCTCTTCTCGCAATATCTACTCGATCTTTTTCAGTGGCTGCTTCTAATTTAAAACCATTTATAATTTCTTTCATAAAGGCTTCATCAACTTCACCATCTGTAAAGCTACGAGGTACATTTGTAATAATATTAGTCATAAATAAAAGGTAGGGGGCTTTCGCCCCCATACCGAGAATTATTTAACCTTGTGAGAATCTCATTGGGTCGAATACACGAACACCAATAATTACTTCACCTGCTGTTAAGTTAGCAACAGTTCCACCGAACTTGTAGATAAGGTTAGTAGCAGATGCACCGCCAGAACCAGCTACTGGAGCTGCTCCCGCTTCAACTGTTGTATTACCAGCACTTTGAACGAAATCTGTTCCAGTGTTGTAAACAGTTGCACCATTGTTACCATCAACATCAAATGACGCGATTAATGTGTCATCGTCTGTTCCTGTACCAACTTCGAGTGTAATGTCTGTTGCACCTGCAAGAGCTACTGACTCAACTGCGAAAGCAACATCAACTGCTCCACCTCCAGGGATAGAACCCCAGATAGTTTGGCTAGTGCCTGAATCAATAATGTCTTGTGTGCTTAGACGCAACACGTGAGTGAAATCTCCATTAGCTTCATTTACTGTTAGTTTACTCATAGTTATTTACCTCCGTGTTATTAAGTTACGTCTTGGATTAATCCGTGTGCACCAGGGTGGTACATTAGAGATGTTAATGCGCAATCAACAAATCCACGCTCACCGCCACCTAAGTTAGGTAGACGAGTTGAACCCATAGGTATTAACTCAGCGATACCGAAGTACTCTGGGTTAATGATGAATCCTGAACTGTCAGTGGTGTTACCACCGAAGTTAGGTGTACAATCAGGGTTAGCGTTTACGATTGAGATAACACCGTGATCTGATTGATAAAGCTCAACAGATAACTTGATTGAAGAAGAACCTCCTTCGTAGTTAACGTCACGGATTGAAGTACCATCAGCACTTTGTAAGCGAGCGAAGTCACTAATGACACGACGTAAACCAGTGTCAGCAACTAATGTAAGATTATTAGTAGCACCAGTTACTTTGTAGATGCTTGTAATAATGTCATTAAGAGCTGATTCTGTGAATGCAGTTCCATTAGCTTCTGTAGTTGTGTAGATGCTGTCTGCTGGTGTACGGAAATCAGAAGGAACGTCTGATGGGCCAGCTGAATCAAGCCAATCGCCTAATCCACGAAGTCCATAAGATGTACCTGCACCGTTTTCAACAGAGCGGTCGTTTGTAGAAATTAATGTTGCCTCTACGTCACGTTTTAGTTCGCGGATTGCTTTAGCTTCTGCTTGAGCTACTTTAGCAGGGCCGACAGAATCGACTGCTTCTTGTAGATCAGAAACCATATAATCACGACGGAATTTTTGTACGTAGTTACCAAGGCGTGCACGACCTGAGAATTTGTCAGTGAAGCTAGTTACGTCAGCTCCTTCTGCAACTCCTGNNGTACTTGGTGCAGCCAAACTATCAACTGTCCACTCAACAAATGTGCTTGATGCTTTTTGTTTGTTGGCGGATGAAAGGACAGGTGTTTCCTCTGGAGCAAGAATAGTTAGGACATCTAACAAGTCCTCTCTGTTGGAAATAGCCGATCCTGTACCCGTAACTGCCTGTGGCGCGTTCGGGTCGAATGTATCTGAGAATGCCATTTTATTTTAAAATTTAATTATTGTTATCGGTTTTGCATTTGCATTTTTCTCATTTCAGCGAAATCACGAGCACTTCCCGTTGTTTGGAATCTAGCTTGGAGATCTGCCAGAGCTTTTTTGGTCTTACTAGTTGGTTTTTCAGATTTAGTTGCTGCAGAACTTCCTGTTTTAGTTGGCGTTAATGAAGGTGTTCCCTTCTTTGTAGCTTTCTTAACAGGTGTTGTATCAATAGGTTGTCTGCCATACATACTGTTTGTTGCGTGAGCAAACCAGTATTCTAGCTGACTTGAAAGATCTGGAGCTTCTTTATCAAGATAATGTTTCATCTTAATATATCTCGGATCCCTCATTGTATTGACGAATTGTTGGCGAGTAGGATTATCTGAGTTTAACCAAGTTAATTCGTTACGAGCTTTATTATCAAATGATATTTGTAATTCAGCTCCTTTAGCACGAGCATTAATCTTGTTTAATTGATCAGGCAAAAAAGTTTTTTGTGCTTTTCGTGCATTTAATAATGCCTTACGAACATCCTTTTTTGTTAATTCCTTACCATCAACTTCTGTAACAACATCGTCCGCAGAATAAGAATCGCTTTCAAACAATATATCTTCTGCCCATTCAATGGTAGTATCAACTTCATCTATTTTAGTTCTAATATCTTGAACAGTTTCAAGATCACTAAATGGATTGTTTTTTACTTCCTTGGTGGGAGCTTGTTGTGTTTGTTGATTCCTAAGTGTAGCTTCTAATTGAGCAGCTCTTTCTTCGGCAGCTTTACGCCTTGCTGTCATCTCTCCGAATCTAGCTACGGCTCTACTACCTAACTTTTCGCTTAACTCTTTTAGTTCTGCTTCAGATAAGTTATCTATATCCAACTGTGAAAGAACATTTTCTTCGGATTGTGTTTCCGCAACTTCTGTTGCTTCTGCACTCTCTTCAGTATTCTCTGTAGGTTCCTCAACTTCTGCTGTAACAGCTTCAGGTTCGGCTCCTAGTCTCCTTTGAGCAAATTCCTCTAGGGATGTATTATGTATTTCCGTTGTATTTTGGTCTGCTTCAACGTCTGCAGTTGTGTTTTCTTCTGACATAAGATGATTTGACTATTCCACTCCTTAACGCTGAGCGATGGCGATGTACGTATTATACCACAGTAGTCGTTAATGTAAGTTATGTGAATGTCTTACTCTTAACTGATCCCAATTGGCTATACGTAAAATTTGATCATAGGTGATTATTCTACCTGCAACTTGTTGTAGTTGCTCGTAATCTGCCTTGTGCATTTCTGCGATAGTCTCTTCGCGTAATGCGTGTATCATTTGTATAAACCTAGCAAACGTTTCGTGATTGCTAAGCATCTTAATATCATCTTCTAGGTTATTTTGCATACTTTTTTAGTAACTCACTGACTTTTTCCATACGAGGACGAATACCAGGAATGCCTCTTTCTTCGGCTTCTTTATATTCTTTATTGTCCAAAAATTCTTCAGCGGCTTCTAAAAAGTTGCCTTCATTGATTAGTTTTCTTGTCTTAGGGCTTTGTTGTATTGATCCCCTATAATGTTCACTAAAAATAGCTTGTTGTAAATCATTTGGATATGAATTAAATTTAGGTAATAAATCTACAATTGAATCCAATCTTTCACGAACATCTTCATCTAAAAATTCTTCAGCCTCTTCTTCGGTAATTGTCATTCCGTCATCAACTCCATATCTACCATAACCAATAGTGAATTTTATTTCATCATCATCAGGTTTGTATGATTCAAGTCTTAGGCTCTCGGCATCACGAATTGTTTGCTTGAAAGATTCTATAGCGTTGTTTACCGCTTTTTCTTTTTTATCATTAACGCGTTTTACTGCAAACTGTCTTGGATTTAAGTTATCGCTTTCGTCGCTCATATTATTCTTGTGGTAGTTGTTGAGTTTGAACGTCCCCCATTTGTGCTGGAGCTGTTCCGATTCTTCCAATTTGAGCATTTTGTTGTTGCTGTAATTGGAATTGATATTGTCCTGCATACTTCTGTAATCGGGCGGCAAAAGATTGATCTGACTGTGCACGTTGTGCAATATCAGGCTGAGCAGAATACTGCTGAATAGCTTGTAGGGCAATCTGTCCACCATTTGGTCGAGCTGGCACTTCAATACCAGCAAATATTTTAGCAAGGTCATCTGTAACATCTTTCATTACTTCTTGCTGTGCTTGTTGTGCAGGTTGCAGTATGCTATCAGAAAGTAATGGATCTATACTAGATGCAGCAACTTCTAGTAAGCTGTCAACATTAATTCTTCCATTTCTATCAAATTGTGTAAGAGCTTTGAATGCCTCTATCTTTTGCTCCTGTACTTCTGGATCGCTGTTAAGCACATCGTAGTTTACAAGTATGTCGTAATTTTCATTAGGATTACCTTTAGATATACGCATCGCTTCAGGAACCCCAGTTACTCTAAAGAATAAACTATCTGGGCCAAAACGTTGAAAACACTTAAAAGACATATTTAAAACTTCTGAAACGTGACGTAAAAATTTAGTAGTTAAAAACTGTAATCGTGATTGGCTTATTGGATTGCCTTGATCAAGTCCTACTAATTTGTCAGCCACACCTTCTAGTGTTTTTTCAATTTCAACTGAACCCTGATTATACGCTGGTGTAGGAGCGAAGTCCAAATCACCCTTACGACGATATGGAATCATTCTGCCTGGGCCCCAATCATTTGGTGCTTGTCCGACAGGATGAAGGATTGGAGGAAGCGTTGCTATGCTATTTCTATCAATGCGAGAATCTCGCTCGACTTTTACTTGGTTTTGAATACCTCTCAGTAAGTCGGGTATTGTTTGCACGTCATATAAACGCTTACTATCTTCTGATAACTTAGTTACCACAACAGGATAGTCCTCATATCCGTTCATCAGCTCGAACTTTGCATATGCTGGGATGGTTCCGTCACCATCAAAGTTTTTATGAAAGATAGTTTGATAGATACCTTCAGAACCATCCTCTTCGTCAATTAGGCGTTGATAGCCATAAACTATCTCAACTAGCTCTTCGGCTTCATAACCACGATCAGTTAATCCAATGCTACGTTTACCTTCTTGCTCTCTTTCAATTGAGTAAATCTCTACACCTCTGTAATGTTCTATGACATAATCCACAAAGTCCTCATCCCATCCATCGGTCGAAACCTTGTTCTTTAATTCTTGTGGTGTGTAATAAGTTCGCCAAAAACAGAATGGGGCTCTTTGTGGATCAGTCACATATGGTGGAAAGAAAAAGTCTCCATCAGGTGCTAGTGTTTTTACTTCAGGTGCATCTATCTGTCTTTTTACAACTGGTAGTTCTGCCTCTCTGTTTTTCTTAAGTTCTTTGAGAGCTTTCTTAATGCGTTTTTCTGAAGCACTAGGAAACACTTCTCTCATATATTCAATAATAACATCATCAACTTTACCCGATGTTATCGCCTCAGCTAACACAGGATTGATTTGCTCAATCTGATCTAAGTTGAGTTTTTGTAAAAATGTTCTATCCTCTCTGTGCCAACCTACGTATGTTATTAACATACCTCTTTCTAATAAATAGTTTGCACCTAATTCCATCTCTTGCTTGAAACGAGGAATATATCCAGAAGATGCCATCCATTTTAAAAAGCTTGATACAATTTTAGAACGAGCAATATCATCAGTACCTACTGGATATGCTCGAATGTTAGCTCTTTCTAAGCTGGACATAAATAATGAAACAAGTCTCGTAACTCTTTCATCAATTGTATGAGCTTCAATATCTGATGCTCCTTCCCAAGGAAATGCGTCTGACCCGTGCTTTCTGTGGTCTCGGCTTTTCCCTGGCCAAAAATTTCTTCGGTCATCATAGCTAGTACGGCATAAATCAAAGTATGCTTCTAGCTCAACTACTGTTTGGTCATATGCGTAGCGTAAAGTTTTTACATCAGGTTCGTCTTGAACAAAAGTCAATGACTTAGATATTGAATCACTATCCATTTAATTTTTCTTTGAGATTATTTATAATCGCTCTAATAAGGTCTTTAGGCATTCCAATTCTATCACACATATCCCTGTGTGACATCTCAATTGTGTGTTCGTGACGAATGTATCTACAAAACATTTCCCAAGCTGCTAATCGGTCAATTTGTTCATTACGCCATTTTCGGCTAGTGGTTATGTCTTTCTTGTCAGATTCTCTTCGTGTGCACATAGCGATAGCTTTCTCCATTATCGTCAGATATGCACTCAATAGTTATTGTTTTGCCTACAAGTCTACCCCAAAACTTTCTTGGAATAAGTACAGGTAATTTTTTACTAAGTTCTTTTGAATATCCCCAGTTGTAACATCTGTTAGGGCATTCGTGTAATATTTTTACCTTAAGATGTTTTGGAACAATCTCAGGTATAATAAGTGCATCTTTGAGTATTTCTACTCCTTCTTCATTTATCCAAGTAGCTTTACCTTTACCAGTAATCATCTCCTCGGATAATTTTTCTTGAGCAATATTTAGTGCTTCGTCTATGTTTATTTCAAATTCTTTTGCAAGTTTAGTTAGTCGTGTTTTTGCCATTAGTATCCTCCTTGTGCTCTTGATGTTGCCTGCATATCTCTGCTAGTAAAATGATCTGGCCCTAGCCCTCCGTTACTCATACGTAAATATCGTATTAAATCAAAAAAATCTTTTAAGGCTTCGTCCATCTTGCCATTAGAATTATAATTGATTAAGCTGTCAATTAAATTTTCACAATCTTCGTGAATAAAACATCTTGGTCTGTTTGCATCATCTATATCGTAATTTGGATTATAGGTAAACCATTCATCAACTGCTGTAATACCTATATCTTCTGTCTTACCATCACTGGGTAAAAATATCATACCGTGGTCTTCAAAACTAGCAAATAGATCAGTATTGTTCTCATTCTCTCTAGCAAAGTATCTGGAGTCACCTATTCGCTCCATTACCTTTATACCCATCTCATCTTCTATCTCTTCAAAGAGTTCTACATATCCTTTGACATCTAAACCTATTTTCTTTGATGCAGGGCCATATTTCCATTTAGGGTCACCAAATAGTGCCCACTCTCCATATGTAGCTCTATCAGGCCATTCTCTTAGAATATATATATCTTCATCTTCATTCACTGCTGCCCATATACTCACATAGTTTCGGGCACCAGCTGGGTCAACAACTTGATAAACCGTAAAGTCCTTGTCGATTTCGGGCATCTTCATACCATACTTATTGGGCTTATCTCCAAGTACATTGACTTCTGTAGAGAACAAAGGTAACAGCGAAGTCATTGACTTTACTGGTATACCATACGCACGAACCATTATATCTTCCATTGAGCGTCCTCGTAAGTCCTTTGCGATACGTTCATATCCGCCAAATGGGTTTTCATCTGAATGTAGATATACTACAGACGCATCTCTATCTGGACTGTACTGCTTTACAGGTACTTGCTTGTAGTCAAGAAGCTCCGCTTCTCGTGTTTCTAATGTTTCCGCGCCCTTCAGATACTCTGATATAAATGGTGTAAAACCATCAATAGGTGTAAATCCTATCAGTAGCTTTGAGTTCCGTGTAGCTAATCTAAATCTTAAAGTATTAACAAGCGCAGAATCTCCTAGATATTCATCTAACCAAGCACCTAGATTCAACCCTCCAGGAGTACTGAAGCCGAACTCAAAACCTTCTAAGATAGTCTGATTGTTACTAAATTGTGTATAAGTTTTGAAATCAACGCGAGTTCTAGTATCAGGAAAGATAAACGAACTACCCGTAAATCCATTTTGCATAGAATAATTGATATATCCTTCTATACCTTTTGTCTTCTTGCGAAACTCTTTGGGCATCATCTCCCATACAGCAGCTTGTTGTACCTTTACAGATGTATCGGCATTCTGTGAAAAGCATACTACGTGACCATCAGTGTTCTCAGTTACTGCTTTCATTAGTATCTTTGCACACCCTGTAGTCTTACCTGATCTATTACCACCTAGTGTTAAGCACTCATTGTACTGAGATAAACCTTCTTGTATACGTTCCCAACCTGCTAAATCAAACCCATACCTAAGTGGATCTTCTTGTGAAGCTTTTATTCTACCCTCGTGAGCCCTATGTAATTCACCTAATAGCTTAGGATCTTTTTCGGCTAGTAGTAATATCTCTTCGTCTGTAGGGGCTTCCAGAAGTGGGTGCTGGGTAAAGGTTAGTTCCATTAATCG